AATCTTTACCGATTAAAAGTAATGATTGAATCGTTTACTGACTTTGTGCATCACAAAGGTCAATTTTATATTGATAGTAAAGGTAAATTCTTTCGTTGGGTAAAGAAAACTTCATGTAGTGTTATTAGTCATAAAATTGAGAAAACCGAGAAACGGGATATTGCTACACTTGTATGGTGTAAAGATATTCCGTTTCCTTTTGTGGTAAAGAGACCACCTAGTGCATTAATGAAATATGCAAGTATTCTTTATATGAATAATCAACCTGCTATTTTATATTCACTAACAGAAAGAAAACAAAAAAGAACTTGGCGTAAAATATGAAAGCAGTATTGAGTAACAGAATATTCATGGAAGTAAATTCTACTCTCCAATCAAAACTCGATAACGAGCTTACATATTCTATACCCCCAAGAAATCCACTAGACCCACCTTTCATAATAAAGAATATGGGCATAGTGCGAAAAGGTTTGATTACCCTCCCTAGCGGAAGAACGGATTTGATACCAGAGGACTACGAGATAGTCGATAAGCGTGTCGACTCACCAATTGAACCTTTTGACTTTAAGTTTAAGTTACGACCTTCGCAACAGACGGTATATGACGATGTCACTGACAGTTGTATAATTAACGCTTGGGTCAGTTGGGGAAAGACATTTACAGCTTTAGCTATCGCAAATAAGCTTCAACAGAAAACATTGATTGTAACGCACACTTTAGCGTTGCGGTCGCAGTGGGAAAAAGAAGTACAAAAAGTCTTTGGAATTACACCAGGTATCATAGGTAGTGGCAAGTTTGATATTGACTCACCAATTGTAGTGGGTAATGTACAAACTCTTTATCGTAGAATGAAGGATATTGGTTCCGTTTTTGGAACTGTTATACTTGATGAAATGCATCATGTATCAAGCCCCACATTTACTCGTATAGTAGATGCTAGTAAGGCAAGGTATAAGATTGGATTAACAGGTACAATGGAAAGAAAAGATGGACGTCATGTTATCTTTCGTGACTACTTTAATACAAATGTGTATAAACCACCAAAAGAGAATTACTTAGTACCAAAAGTACATATTCTCAAGTCGGGAATAAGATTCCCAGACGGTGCAAACACACCTTGGGCTTCCCGTATAAATGCAATAGCTTATAACTGGGAGTACCAGAATATGATGGCAGTTCTAGCGGCTAAGTATGCTGCTCGTGGACATAAAGTGCTAGTAGTATCAGATAGAGTAGATTTTCTAAAACAATGTAATAGACTTGTTGGAGAAAATTCTATTTGTGTTACTGGTGATATACCCCATGAAGAAAGACCTGCACTTATAAAACAAATTTTTGGAGACAAAGATGTTCTATTTGGAACTCAAAGTATATTTTCTGAAGGAATATCTTTAGATTGTTTAAGTTGTATAATTTTAGCAACACCTATAAATAATGAGCCTTTACTCACTCAGCTTGTTGGTCGTATAATTAGAATATATGAGGATAAACCTCAACCAATTATAGTTGATATACACTTAGTCGGTAATACAGCTAGACGACAGGCTAATGCGAGAATGGGATACTACATGAAACAAGGTTACGAAGTTGAAACGATATGAGCATCGAAAAATACTTCTTGACATAAGGTTAAATTTTTGATATAATGATACTCTATAATTGGAAAAAGATAAAAAGAGAAAGCAAAGGAAAAGTTGGTGACATAGTAACCATCCTTTACATCTTAACTTATCGAAAAGAACCTCCAATTAATAGAAAGGATAGACGATTCAAGTTTTGGACAAAAAGCTTTCATGGAGATAGTTTTTTAGTGAATCCTGAGCCGTTATTTATTCAAAGAAACAGATATTCAGATACTGAGATTGCACAGTATGCAGGTATCGCTTCACTGCGCAATCATTTTGACTATCGAAGTAAAAAAGATACCACACTGGACTTCCTGCACTATACTGGTAAGGAAGATATAATAACAAATAATAGACTACTTTGGATTGAAGATGATAGAATACATTTTAAATTTGAAGAAGTCACTAATGGAGAATTAGAATGGCATTAACATTTAATAAATTAAAGGGCGAAGCCCAAAAAGGAAAAATCGAATCCTACACTTATGTAGAAGGCGATAACAAAGTTCGTATGGTTGGTGATGTATGCGCAAGATATGTTTACTGGCTAAAAGGCGAAAATGATAAGAATGTTCCTTTCGAGTGTCTATCTTTTGACAGAGAGAAAGAAGCATTTACTAATCTTGAAAAAGATTGGGTAAGAGAGTACTACCCAGATCAAAAATGTACTTGGTCGTATGCAATTCAGTGTATACATGACGGGAAAGTAAAAGTTTTAAACCTCAAGAAAAAACTTTTAGAACAAATTCTAGTTGCAGCAGAAGATCTTGGCGACCCAGCAGACCCTGAGACAGGGTGGGACGTACACTTCAAAAGAGTTAAAACTGGACCAATGGCATATAATGTCGAGTATCAGTTACAAGCTCTAAAGTGTAAACCAAGAGCTTTAGATGAGAAAGAACTTGAGTTAATCACAGACCTTAAGTCTATGGACGAAGTTCTTCCTAGACCTACTGCAGACGCACAAAAAGAACTATTGGACAGAATCAGAAGTGGTTCTGCTAATTCTGATGCGGATGAAAGTATCAATGAGGAGTTTGACGTCTAATGTTAGGAGTAGGAGAAAAATTTCCTGCTTTTACAATGCAGGGCGTAAACGAGAAAAATGAACTCGTACAAGTTTCTGTGACTGAAAATTATGAGCCTCTAAAACATGACTACACAGTAGTTTACTTTTATCCAAAGGACTT